ACCGAAGCTGAAAGCAGCAGATTTACAGTCTGTCCCCATTGGCCACTCGGGAACACGCCCATATTCTTTTGTGTCCGCCGCGCGGACTACCTGTATATATTACCACGCGCAAAGCAGTTTGTCAACCATCTGCAACAGATTTTATCGCAATTTCTGCACCAATCTCTCCAACAAACTCGCCCCATGGAAAAACCGCCCGGAAATCAATGTTCCCGAGCGGTTTTTCTTGGAGCTGGTGACAGGAGTTGAACGAGCCACCGGCATTGCATCACTGAAAAACGGAGATTTTTACACTAAAATCTGCACGTTTAGCAGTCTTTTTCTTGTACCATCCTGCACAGCCCACACACCCACAAAATCAAAAGTGTGTTAAAATGTGTGTTATTTTCCGGCGTGCAGCAGCTTCAAAAACATGCCGTTGACGGCCTGCGCGGTCTCTGTGTCCTCACCGGTCAGAGCGTGGCCGTACACGCCAAAGGTGTCCATGTCTTCAGAGTGGCCTACAAGGTCTTTGACCTCACCGGCGGGCAGCTTCTTTGCCACGCTGACAAAGGTGTGCCGCATCTCGTAGGCTGACACCGGCGGGATCTCATTCACCCGGCAATAGACCTGCCAGCGCTTATAGTAATAGGCTTCGCTTTTCAGGCAAAACACGCTCTCACCGGCCCCAGTGACGGCCCGCTGCTGTTCCAGCACGGCACGTGCCAGATCAGACAGCACAAAGGCCCGCACGGCGTTGTCGTTCTTGCCGCGGGTCTGTTCGCCCAGCACGTTCACGGCGCGGGAGATGAACACTGTGCCGCCCTTGACATCGGCCCAGCGCAGGCCCACCAGTTCACCCGGGCGCAGGCCCGTGAGCACCTGAAAGCGGTAGGCATGGATAAAATCATCATGCACCCGCTTGCCCCTGTACAGGGTCGTATCCACGCGGAACAGCGTTATCAGGGCATCCGGCTGCAACACCTTCTTGCCTTTGGGACGTGCGCCAGCTGGCACATGCAGCCCTTCGGGGTGGAAGGTGGTCAGCTTCTTTGCACGGCACCATTTGCAGAATGCCCGCATATCCGCGCAGAGGGATTGCAGGGACTTCTTTGCAAGGCCGTCGCTGTAGGCATCGTTTACCACGTCCTGCAGATCCTGTTCGGTCAGGCTGGTAATGCGCTTCCTGCCGATCGCAGGCAGTATCCGGGTACGCCAGCGGCTTTCAACGTTCCGCTGGTTGCCGGTGCCCGTGGTCTTTACCACCGTAGCATACCACTCTTGATACAGATCCTCCACCCGGCGGGCCTTGACCCCAATGCCATCATCTAACCAGCGGTCAGCCTTTGCATTGGCTTCCCGCTGCCCAGTGCGGCCCGGGGTGCTGCTGTAGAACTGTTTCCGCACGCCGTCTTTCTGCACGGCAATGCGCCAGCGCTGGTATTTTTCTTCCCACTGGGCCGTGTTGGTTCTCTTGCTCATCTGGCTGCATCACTCTTTCTTTGTGCATTTTGCCCCCGGCGGCGCTCTGATCACGGCCCGATCGGAGACTATCAGCCGTCAAAATGACGAATCTCCCGTTGTTGCATTGTGCGACAGCGGTTTTATATTGCCGAACTGTTCAGCAACATCCAGCGTTTACAGTTGTCCAACAATTGGACAACTGCCAGAGCTTGTCGCATTGTGCGACGAGCTGCCACTATCGGAGTTGTCGCATTGTGCGACAACTCCCCCTTTACCGTCGTGTTTCACGACACACTGCCCCGATTTAGGGCAGAATCCCAAAATGGGAATGTGCCCCCGTTGCCGCACTGTGCGGCAACTTAAATGGTCAACAGTTGACCATTTAAATCCGCAACTGTTGCGGGATTAAAACTCACAGCTGAATTTTCAGCCGTCACACGCTCACAGCTGCCCGCTGTGGGCGTTTTATTTTTCGGCGGGTTCTTTATCGTCCAGCCCGGCGGGCGCGTCCTGTGGGGCGCTCTGGGCGCGCTGGTAGGCGGGTATCTGGGTCAGCTCCTGCACACGCTCCACAGCCACGGTCTGGCCGTTGTCGTTCAGCGTGCGGAAGTGCTGCAAAAGCTGCTCTTCCTTTGTGGCTTTGCGGTTCGCATTGATTTCTTCAAATAAAGCATCAGAAGCCATGTCAAAGTCAGCCAGTGAATAAAAATCGACGTTCAATGCCGCAGATATTTTCTTTAAAAGCTCTATCGTCATTCCGCGTTTTCTTTCCATCATTGATTGAAAGGTTGACGGAGGAACACCAATTGAAAGTGCAAGTTTACGCCTGCTCATTCTTCGTTTTTCAAGTTCACGGTCAATATTATCGTAAATTTCCATTTTTGGTCACCACCTTAACAACAAGATAACACATCGTGAACGAAATTTCAACCAAACTATTGACATTAAACGAAAATCGAGCTATAATCCTGCTGTAAACGAAAATACGTTTACAAAAAACGATATTTTGTCGACATGAGGAAGTGAACAGAATGAAGCTCAAAGAAAACATTGAAATCATGGCCGCACGCAAAGGCCTGCGTCTGGGCCAGCTGGCAGACAAGGCCGGTGTGAGCCGCCAGAATCTTTCGACGATCAAGGGCCGCGGCACTTGTACCGCTTTGACTGCGTGCAAGATCGCCGCCGCGCTGGGTATGGACGTGACCGAGATCATCGAAGAGGAGGACTAAACCATGTATCAACCATTTCACAAACTCCGCGTCCGGTTCGCAGAACTGGAAATGAAGCAGGGCGAAGTAGCCAAGCGTGCCAACATGGCCGAAAGCACCCTGACCGCCCGCATGACCGGCCGTTTGCCGTGGAAGGGCGACGAGATCGCCGCCGTTGCCAAGGTGCTGGGCATCCCCACCGACCAGATCGGCACGTTCTTCTTTGAGGACGCGCCCAAAGGTGGAAAGGGGGCTGCATGATGGAAGATTTCTGGGATCCCTACGGGGAACCACCAGAGCCGCCGGAACACTTCGACTTCATGGAAGACTGCGAAATTGAAGATGACGGCTTGCCGCCCGTGGAGAACCTGCAGACGGCGTGTGGTCATGGCGTGCCGGAGCAAAGCCCGGCCATGATCGAGGGCGTACTGCGCAAGGGCCACAAGATGCTGCTGGCAGGCCCCAGCAAGGCCGGCAAGAGCTTCGCCCTCATCGAGCTGGCCGTGTGCATTGCAAGCGGTACACCATGGATGAACCGTTTTGAATGCAGACGTGGAAAAGTCCTGTACGTCAATCTGGAAGTTGACCCTGCATCAGCAAAACACCGGTTCCATGACGTCAGCAAGGCGCTGGAACTGCCAGAGGAAGCCGTACAGGCTATGCTGCCAAACATCGACCTTTGGAACCTGCGCGGATACTGCATCAACTGGCCGCACTTCGTTGACATCTGCTGCAGCCGCGCCCGCCAGGAACAGTATGATGTGATCATCATTGACCCGTTCTATAAACTCAATGCTGGAAGGGAAAACAATGTTTTTGACATGGTGCAGTTCTGCAACGGTCTTGACCGGATTTCAGCAGTAAACGGTGCGGCCGTCATTTACGCACACCACCACAGCAAAGGCGACCAAGGGTGGAAGAACAGCATGGACCGCGCGTCCGGTTCCGGAGTGTTCGCCCGCGACGTTGACGCACTTCTGGATGTGATCGAGCTGGAATTACCGCCAGACCGGCAGCGGGCAGGCGTGACGGCGTGGCGCATCGAGGGCACATTGCGGGAGTTTCCCAGCTTTGAACCGGTGGACGTGTGGTTTAACTACCCCATCCACGTTATGGAACGATTCGACCCGGCGGACAATATTGCGCCGCACTCCCAGCTCCCTTCCTACCAGCGCGCAATGAATGCCCGCAAGCCCAAGGAGCAGAAGTTGAAGGAGCGCCGCCACCGTCTGGAAGCCGCAATAGACGTGCTGGCCGCACAGGGCGTGGAAGTCACCACAAGCAACGTTGCCGAATATCTGGATGTGACGAATAAAACCATCCGATACATGGTTGACGAACACCCAAACTTTGAACGTGACACCAAAACCGGCCAGATCAGGCGCGCCCATACTGTGGCCCCGCAGGAGTAAAGCAGGCCGGAAGAAAGGGCGGAAAAAAACAGGATTTCCGCTATAACTGCAAAATCTGCATTTAGGGGGGAAAAAAACAGTATTATATATAGCAAAAAAGATAGTGATAGGTAGTGTAATCAGGAGTGGGGGTAAGAAAGCCCCCCACTCCCGATTACTACACTACCTTGCCGCCTGTTATTTTCTCAGGAAGAAAGGCCGCACGTATCTTTCCGCAGTAACAAAAAAAGAAAGCCGCTTCCCAGTGTAGCGACCGGGGAGCGGCAAAAGGGTGTGAATACGGTTCCAACCATTCACGCCCCCATTATATCAAAAATGGAGGATATTTCAATGCTGAAACTTGAAAAGCGTATCACCTTGCACACCTTCGATGTGGAGTACATCGACCAGCGGGAGCCGAAGCCACGCGCCGTACACCACGAGCTTTGCGTGCTGGATGGCGGGCGCGTGTCCGCGCTGGAACGTCTGGGCCAGTCTCCTGCAAGTTGGATTTGCCAGCAGTACGCCCGGCTGGGCTTTACCGTGGGCGCTGTCCACAAGGGCGAGCGCCTGACTGCCAACGTTGACACGGCCACCCTTTGGGGCATGGCAGTGCAGCAGGCTGGTGTCCAGCACAAGAGCGCCGCCCCTGACCCTGTAGACCGTAACTGCGCCCCGGCTGGCAAGTTTGTGAACCCGCTGCCCAATCTGCCGCCGGTGCCTGATTTTGCAGAAGCCGTTGCCAAGTCGAAAGCCGACGCGGCCCGCCTGCATGAGATCGCGGCAGAGCTGGCCGCAAAGAGTGCACAGCTGGAAAGGAGCGCAAAGGCATGACCAAGCAAGATTACATCAACGCAATCTCGCACATGTTGGAAGGTGCAGACATTGAAGCCCTGCGCCTGATCTGGATTGCAACACGCAATCTGACCCGGAAGCCGGAAGAAGGTGCAGCCCAATGACTGAACATCCAACCCGTGCAGAGCTGACCGCTGCAATCGCTGCTCTGCTGGACAAGGCCGACTATCGGAAACTGCGGCTTGTGTGGGTGTATGCAAGCCACCTGATCGGCTGAACCCCGACCGAACAACGAGCGAACCGAGAGAAACCAGCCCAAGCAACAAGAAAGCCGCCTTCCCTGCGGCAACAGGGAGGGCGGCACAACGGGCGGTATAGTTTGCAACGACCAATACCGCCCCCAGTTTAACAAAACAGGAGGATTTTTGCAATGACTATGTATCACTTTACCTGTGTGGCACCCTTCCTTGCGTGGTGCCTGATCGGCGCTGTGGCCTGCTGGTTCAGCGGGAACCGCTAAGGAGGTGGGCGAGATGGAACAGACCGTGAACGCCCCGGCGGATATTTCGGCGGATTATTCGTTCATCATGGACGATGACAGCATGAGCGGCGACGGCATCCGCGCGGGTGACATTGTTTACTTTGCCGCCTGCGACCATGTGGACAACGGCCAGATCGCCGCCGTGCAGACACCTGACAGCGTGGAGATTTGCCACGTCTGGCAGCATCGCCTGTACATTGCCCTTGTGACCGCAGACCTGAAGCGCAGAAGTCTTATTATTCCAGTAGCAGACCGGGACCGCGTGAAGATCATCGGGCGGGCCGTTGCCGTGCTGCACATGCTGAACACCAAGACAGAGAAAGGACAAGACCATGAAGAGAAATGAACTTCGCGCCCTGGGTATGACCCCGGAGCAGATCGACGCCGTTATGCAGATGAACGGCAATGACGTGAACCGCCTGAAAGCCGACACCGTGACCAAGAGCAGCAAGGAAGCGCAGCGCCTGCGGGAATCCTGTGTGGTGCTGCTGGAACTGCTGGACAGCCCGGAAGCTATCCGCGCTGTGCTGCTGCATGTGTCCCGCCTGTATACGGAGCAGGAGCGCAGAAAGTCGCAGGAGGGCCAGCAGTGAAGGTAAAGATAACTTACGCCCCGGAACACAAAAGCGCAGCAGCAGCCACGCTGGCCGCCCTGCGCGGGATGTTCCCGGCGGCCCGCGTCCATGAGAGCACCAACAAGGCCGGTGTTTGCGCCGTGTCCTTGACGGTCACAGACAGGCAGTTGAACAGCCCCGGAAAAGGTGGTATAATAGAGCCGTAAGGCATAGAGTACCGCCGGGAGACCGGTAGCCATAAGGCACAGGGAAAACGCTTCGGCGGTTCTCTGTGCCTATTTTTTATGCAATTTGCCCCGGTACTGGCATCGATCAGCACCCGGCCCGCGTCGCAAAACTGGCAAATTGCACAAACACACCCACGGCGGGGAAAAGCCGGAGAAAGGAAACCACTATGGAACAGAACACCCAGACCACAAGCCCCGAGGAACAGACCGGCGTGCAGCAGCCTGCACCCGAAAACGGCAGCACCCAGCCGGAACAGGAAAAACGATTCACCCAGTCGGACGTTGACCGCATTGTAAAGGATCGCTTGAAGCGTGCCGAGCGCACCGCAGACAGCGCCCAGGCTGACGAGCTCAACGCCCAGCGCGCGGAACTGACCCAGCGCCAGAACCGCCTTGAATGCCGCGAGTACCTGTTGAACAGTGGGTATAACCCCGGGCTGTTGGACATTCTCGACACTTCCGACCCTGAAAAATTTAAGAGCTGCGCCAGCAAGCTGCAACTGCTGATCGACACGGAAAAGCGCAAAGCATACCCGGTTCCCCCTCTGCGCGGCGACCCTGACCCCAGCGGCAGCCGCCGGTCAGACTTTGCGTCGGCCTTTGCCAACGGCTCCAAGCACAAGCCGAAGAGCTGGCCCCCTGCTTATGATGAAGATTAACGAGGTTTTCATACATGTCTATTGAACTTACTACCAAATTTTCCCCGCAGACCGACGAGCTTTTCAAAGCGGAAAGCAAAATCAGTCTGCTGACTAACACCGATTTTGATTGGACGGGCGCCCACTCCATCAAGCTGTATAAAATCAGCACCACGCCCCTGAACGACTACGCCCGCAACGCCGTTGCAAGCGGGCAGCAGATTCATTATTACGGCGCAAACGGCAGCGAGCTGGAAGCCTACCCGGACAGCGCCGAAACGCTTTCCCGCTATGGCAAGCTGCTTGATCTGTCCGCAACCACCGAGGAGCTGCTGTTGAAGCATGACCGTTCTTTCATCTTCAACGTTGACAAGCTGGATCAGGACGAAACGCAGCAGCAGCTGGAAGCCGGCACCGCGCTGGCCCGCGAGCTTCGGGAGGTTGTCGTTCCCGAGGTGGACGCCAACGTGTACACCGTCATGACCACCGGGGCTGGAAATGCCCCCTCCCCTGCAGCACTCACCACCAAAAATATTTACCCCTCCATCCTTGCCGCCTCCCAGGCGCTGGACGACGCCGAGGTTCCCGAGACCGAGCGCGTGCTGGTGGTCACTCCGGCAACCTACGCCCTTCTGAAACAGGCTGTGGAGTTCGACCACACCGAGATCGGCGCAGAGATGCGTGCCCGCGGCGTGGTTGCCATGATCGACGGCGCAGCTGTGGTGAAGGTTCCGGCCATTCGCCTGCCGGAAAAGTTCGGCTTTATGCTGTGTCATCCGTCCGCTACCGTGGCCCCCGTCAAGCTGGAAGATTTCGGCATTCACGACGACACCCCGCTTTCAAGCGGCACCATCGTGACCGGCCGCGTGTGCTATGACGCGTTCGTGCTGGACAATAAGAAATCCGGCATCTACTATCAGGCCACCACCTGACGCAGCACAGCAAAGGCCTGAGCCACCGCCCCAAAGCAGCCGGGTTCAATGCTTTTGAGGTGGGGGAGTACCTCCCTCCCAGGGGGCCCTCTGACCTTCCTACACCGTACTGTGAATATTTTCTCGCAAAAGGGCGCACGGGTTCCGGCCTGTGTGCCCCTTTTTCTTTGAATGGAGTGCAATTCTATGGACAAGCAGCCAGCCAAAACCACAGGTCAGCAGGACACAAACGCAGCCCTTGCAGCTCTGGCAGCCGCCGGGAATACCTTTGCTTTGGGCCAGCTGTGGGAGATCAACAAGGGGTTGCTGCACCGCCTGTTCTGGCAATGGTACAGCAAGAACAAGGCCGTTGCGGACAGCGCAGGCCTGACTATAGAAGATTTTGACCAGGAGGCGTTTTTTGCGGTCCAGGCTGCTGCCCAGGCCTTTGACCCGGAAAAGGGCACCTTTGCCACGCTGCTTGGCTACTATGTGCAAAACCGAATCAGCAAAGTGGTATGCGGTGAGCATGGCCGCCTGATGACCACAGAGGACGGGCGGGAAGTCCGCATATCTGCCAACCCGCTGAACGGCAGCACCAGCATTGACCCCCCGCTGGACGATACCGACGGCGGCAGCGCAACCCTTGGCGACCTGCAGGAAGACCCGGCAGCCGCCCAGGCGTTCCAGACCGCCGAGGATGAGCTTTACACCGAAGAGCTGCACGCAGCCTTGGAAGAAGCCTTGAACAAGCTGACCGCCAAGCAAGCCGATGTTGTCCGGCGGCACTATTTCGGCGGGAAATGCCTTTCGGAGATCGCGCGGGAGGACAACACCACCAGAAATGCCCCGTATAACCATGAACAAGCCGCTTTTCTTGCCCTGCGCAGAAATCCCGCCCTTGCCCGATGGCATGACGACATTTTGTCCGCCAAGGCATGGACGGGCACCGGCTGGAACGCATGGAACCGTTACGGCAGCGTGGAAGAGCGCGTAACCGAGTACATCGAAAAGAAGGAAGCCGAGCGGCGGGAGTTCATAGAGCAGCGCCGCCGGGAGGATGAAGCACTGTTAGAAAAAGCTCTTGAACGGTTCAAGTGTGTTAAATAGTGTGTTACAGCAAAAGAAAATAGCCTAGATTTCAACGAATCTAGGCTATTTTTAATGGAGCTGGTGACAGGAGTTGAACCTGCAACCCACTGATTACAAATCAGTTGCGCTGCCATTGCGCCACACCAGCTT